TATCAGTCACTGAGTCAAGCGTGTCGGTCTCTGTGTAGGACTGAAGGTATCTGGAGTCGAGATCAACCGAGCCAAGGCTTGTAACGTGCCCGTAGGTGTCCAACGTGACATCCTGAATGACCGTACCGTTGCTGTTATCCACCGAAGTTTGGCTTGAGGTGTCCTCATGGTTAAGAGTGACGCTTCCGCTTGTTCCACCTCCGGTTAGACCCGAGCCTGCAGTGACAGCTGTGATGTCACCGATATTTGTCGTGTACCCAGCGTCGTTGTTAAACCCTGAGATGTTAATGCTGCTTTTAGCCAGCTTATGTTGAGAGCCGTCCGCTGAGTCCACAACGACGAAGAAGTCACCATCTGAGTTACTGGTCGACGAGCCGATCTCATTGAGGTCAATCGCGAGGCTAATTGTGCCGGAAGTCGTAACTGTACCACCGCCGCCAAGACCCACACCTGCAGATACCGAGACGCTTGTTACTGTGCCTGTGGTCGTGCTGTAGCCAAAAGACTCAATCCGGTCGTTAACCGCCGCAGCAGTCATAATCACGGTGTCACTGTCGCTAAACGCCTCAGCGCCTGTCTGTAGCGCAGAGCCTGCGAAGTTGCCTGTACCAAGCCCACTAATCGTAGAGCCAGTATGACTGTGGCTGTCATTGTTAACAGAAACCGTAATCGAAGTACGACCTGAGCCTGTGACATCCCCACTAAGCGTAATAGTGTCATTCTGCGTCAGATAGCCTGCGTCGTTAATAAACCCGCCGACGTTAATGTCTGTCTTGTTTAGTTTATGCTGCCCGCCAGCATCGTCCACGACCACAAAAAAGTCGCCATCAGCGTCACTAGTAGAAGTCGAGAGCTCGTTTAAATCAACATCCAATGTCCGGTCAGCACTCAGGTTGCCCCCGCCGCTAAGACCAGTTCCCGCAGTAATTGTCCGAGAAGTTGGCACTTTTAGATCAAGCGCGCCCTGCAGCCCGTCGACGTTAGAGATGATGTGGTTATGGCTATCATCCAGCACAGTAACCGAGATGCTCGTCGTGCCAGAGCCTGTTACGTCTCCACTAAGTGTGATTGTGTCGTTGCCGCTGGTATAGCCTGCGTCGTTGTTAAACTCAGACACATTGATGTTAGCCTTTGCAAGCTTACGCTGCGCATTGGCGCTGTCGACGACAACAAAAAAGTCTCCATCCGCATTGCTAGTAGAAGTTGGGAGCTCACTAAGATCGAGGTTAACTGTCGTACCAGAAACATCAATGGCTGTGCCCGCTACAGGTGCCTGCTGATCTGCACTTAAAGTAGTCCCTGAAAGTGTTAAGTTGCTCCCGACCGTCAGCCATTCTGCATTGCCCGCAGAGTCATCCCAGAACAAAATACGATCTGCATTAGGGTCAGATAAGTCCTCAATTCCTAACTGTTGGAGGCTAAACTCGGTACCGTCAAGTGCAAGCCCAGTGCCTGCTGTGTAAGTGCCAGCACCCGAGAACTGGTACACATTGATATCGTCCGTACCAATTGTAAAAGTCGCCGGGTCATCGACCTCAAGCACCCAGCCAGTCGAGGCATTTACGGTACCTCCGGTGACAAAATAGTACGATCCCGGAATCTCATCGGACTCATCGCAGAAAGAACACCGCGTAAATATCCAATCTGTGTCCGTGCCGTTCCCAATTTGGGTGAGAAAGTACCCACCATTCTCTAACTTACTGGTCTGGTCTTTAAACAACACCTCATCGTTTAATGCCCACGATGTTTTACCATCAATGTCGAGCGTGGCTAGCTGACCAAGGTTTAGCGTCGCTGAGGTAGAGCCGTTTGTGTAAGTGGCTGATATGTTAGCCGTTGTGGCTACATCCGCTGAGGGGCGAGACCTAAGTCCTTGGGCTACCTCATCCACATACGCTTTGTTAACAACAGACGCAGGAGTAGAAGGGTCGTTCTGCACCGTGCCGGAGGTCATCGCGACAGTAGTAAACGTTGTCGCAGGGACTACGCCAGACTCGTCTTTGTAGACCGCTTTGTCCGCCGGGTACACAACGTATACATCTTTAGTGCCAGCAGAAAAGTTAACCAGCGAGCCACTGTTAGAAGAGGCCAGCACTGTGTCACGGCTCAGCTCATCAGAAGACTGAGTATACGTGCCAATGCCAACCTCAAACTCACTGCCAAGCGCAGAAGAGATGGCGTAATAGGTCGTGTTCCCATCACCAACCGCCGCAGCAAAACCCTGAAACCCAGTAGATGCACCAGAAAGCGAAACGCTGCCAGTGCCCGTTGAGTTCGTCGTCTCTTTAACGCGATCCGCTACCACTAGAGCCATAGCAATGTACCTCTAAAATTAGGCGATACGGATTATGGCATCGGAAGCGTTTGCAGTTGGGAACTGAATTGTAAAGTCACCATTAGTTGAAGTCTTATCACCACCAAAATCCAACACAGCAACCGCTTTATCGCCTTCAGTCGAGTTGTAAATCACAGCACCCGCAGCGGTAATAGTTGCCGACGACCACGTCGTATCAGCAAAATCCAAAAACGCAGTCGTGCCTGACGTGGTTGGATTGACGTTGGTCAGCGTATTGCCGCCAGCTGTGTAGCCCGTACCAGTCACCTCATTGGTCGTTGAATACGTCGTCGTTGACGCATCAAGCGAAGCCGAGCTGGTAAACAGCGCGATTTTATACGTATCTCCACCTGAGCGAAAATCGTGGATTCCTTCAAGTAGCTCTTTTTTAAAACTTGTGCACATTGCTTGAGTGATAGCCATCGTTGTCTCCTAATTTAGTCTTTGCTTCTACGGTAAAAATCTAGCCCTTCAGCTGCTTGAGCAAACCCATTCAACGTACTTAAGGCCTGCGTAAACCGCTGATCGTATGCGCTAATCATATCAGGCTCGCCCTTCATAAAGATATAAGCCTCGACTAACGATCCGTACAACATCACCGTCGGAGCGTTTACGCTCAACCACGTCTCACCAGAAGGTTCGTCGACTAGCGATACAGGGCGGTAGAAATAATGTAATTCTGCGTTGTAGCTGCCATCTGGTGTTGGCGCCACGATAAAGTTATCTAAATCAAAATCAGCATAGTAGCGAGGAAACCCCGTCTCGCTGTCATCAGGCCAGAACTCTTGGATAAAGTTAGTGTCTTTGTTCAGCAAAAATTCTTTACTGTTGCCCGATCCAATAGAAAGCGAGAAAGAAAAAAGCCAATCTGTCGGTTTAGGAACGTATTTGCTCCCCGCGACAATGTTAGTCTCAGCGTTCTTGCGAAACACCTCAAGCGGCACCGACTTTAAAATGCGCTCTTCTGCCGTCTCAATAAACCGGTCAATGTTGTCTATAAACACAGACTCATTGTTGTCTGTGTAGTCCTGAACCGCCTGCTTGAGTGTTGTATATGTATAACCAGCCATTAGGGCAACCTATCTAAAAAGTCGTCGTAGGCGGTCGTGTCGACCGGTGGTTCTGTGCGTGCCGGGCGCGCGTGCCGCAGCGCCTCAGCATCAGCTTTAGGGTAAGGTGGCTCTAACTGTGGGTGCTTAGCCTCAAAACACTCAGGGCACACACGTGAGCCGTTCCACTCTTCTCGAATCTTTAAATACTTGTACTCAAACCCACAGCGATCACACAGCGCTAATGCGTACTTACCTGATGCAAAATTGCCCATAATTAATACCCATACGCGCGGTAGCTAGGCCGAATATATAACGACCCCCTTTCACTGTCTTCGTTCGCTGCGCGAGCAAAGTCTTCTTCGTACACCATCTTCATAGCCTGCGCCCGCTCAGGTGCGGACTTCATTGCCAAGTAATAAGCAAGGCCTGTCACCATCGGCGGAATAAACCGACTTGGTACATCTACATCGTTGGTCAGCGTAGCGGCATCCTGAATACGCTGAATCCGGTAACTAACTACGGCATCCGTGCTGTTCTCAGGCGTAGGCCAGACATAAAAGCTAGGCACTGCAGTACGTTCAACGTAAATCTGCGTAGGACGCCCAGTCTGCGATTTCTGTGGCAGGTTTAAGTAGTCCTCACGCGTAATACGCTCAAGCGTGTAATCGGTGCCGTCGCGGCGCACGACAGACTCAAGAACATCAATGTCGGCAGAACTCATAGCGTACTGGCGCTGGCCTTCCACCATAGGCTCTGTGACTTGAGCGACTTTCCACAGGTTGACTCCCCGGTTAGCCCAGTCCTGAAACATAATGTTCAAGCTACGCCGAGCTTTCCGGGCGTCATACCCCGTGCGCATCTCAAGACCGAGAAGCTCATACGCTTCCTCGATTACATCAGATACGTCAAGCTTAAAGTCTGTCGTGCCGCTAGTAGCCATTACCGGATTTTAGCCTTCCGCGTACCCTTCGTGGCACAACCTGAGCCCTTGACCTTACCGCCGCGCTTCATCTTCTTGGCTTCAGTCATGCCGCCACGGGCCATCTTCTTTTTAGCCATGCCGCCACGGGCCATTTTCTTTTTGCTGCCCTCTTTCTTCTCGTCGTCCATTTTGTCACCACGAGTCATCTGCATATTCATGTTAGAACGGTTCATTGGGAGACCTCATCAGTAGTAGAAGAACGTCGCTGACGTAACATCAGTCAGCACCGCATAGGGGTTAGATTCGCAGCGAATCGGCGTGTAGTAAAACTCAACACCATGAGCAGACTGATCAGCCGGGGTCGCAATTTCTAACAAAACCGAGCCGGTTGCTCCGCCATCTCTAATTACAATGCTGCCTGCTGCGTCGCTTGCCACAAAATACATAGTGGCGATACGAGCCGGACCACCAAAGATGTCGCCCGATTCGGTTAGTGTCGCCGACTTGCCATCAGAGTGCATTCCAGCCATAACGGCCTCCTATTAAGCCGGGCCAGCAGAAACGCTAAGCACGCCGCTGTTATTCCACAACTGCCCAACAACTTCTGGGTCGGTTTCTGGAAGGTCTGCAATAACAACCGTGGTGCCGTCAACGGTGACAGTGCCGGTCGTGGTAAGATCAGTAGCAGTCATTTCGCCCTCGAAGCCGTTATCTGAAACGACGGGGCCTGAAAAACGAGTTTGAGCCATTAGAATTCTCCTTTCTTGTGTCGATACTTTAACGCAAGTCTTCGTACAGAACTAGGGTCGCAGTTAAAATGTCTGGCTATTTCTGCGTACGACTTATCCTCATTATCAATAATATATTTTATCTTCGCAACGAGTTTCGGGTCCGAGTGATGTCGTGCCGTTCGGCTTGCGGACATTCTGGCTCTATATTCAAGGTCTTTGTAGTCGAATGTAGTTGCTCGTCGCCCAAGCCTAATTCGTTTGCGAACTTGCGCACTGTGTCTTTTACCGCGCATAGGCGCTTTTGCAAACTTGGCTATGTTGTAGAGTTTTTTCTCCTCAAACCAAACGTCCCCATTTAAAAACGCTTCTTCCAATGCGTCCATCTCATCTAAGTCACCGCACTCAATCTCAAGCGCGCCGTAAAAACAATCTTTGCCATGCTTATTATATGCGTGTTGCAAGTGTCTGTTAGTGTGTCGGTTATTTCTTAAAAGGCTAAAGTGCGCTTGAAGCCGCTTTTTTACTTCTTGTGATTGTCCGACGTAACAATAGCCAGTTTCTGTGTTGACAATTTTATAGATTCCACAATAGTCTTTTTTATACGGCATAAAAACCCCAATATTTATGAAAATCTTATACCCAAAAAAGACCCCGCCGGGGCGGGGTCTTGGATCACTGAGAGAACCTCAGTTTTTACGCAGCGCCGGGGCTACCATACACACCCAGAGGGTCTGAGGTTCCGAAGCTGTAACGCTCCCGAGCCTTGTAGCGCACGTTGCCCGTGTCGAAGTCGCCTTCCATTTTGGTGGTCAGCGGCGTCCGCACGAAGTGCTTCAGACCGTTAGGAATGTCGGTGGTCAGGAACCATGCGTCATCATCCGTTAAGAAGTGATTGACGCTGTAGCCACCGGGAACAGACCCGTTGTTCATAATCGCGTTGATGTCGTTATCGGCGGTGCCAACACGCTGCTCGGTCTCAAGGAGGCGAGTAGCAACGAACATCAGCGACGGCGGAACAATCAACTTACGAGGCTTAGCTGCAATCAGCAGGCCGCGCTCATCGGTCCAACCCGAAATCTGAATAACAGCAGCCTCAAGCGAAGTTTCGTTGAGATCAGCTGCAACAGCTGGAGAGTTGGAATTGCTTCCACCGCTGACAAGCGGGTGGTCCGTGGAGAAGAGTGACTCACCATCACCGTAGGTAACGCTAGCGTCGAACCCGTTATTAAGGATCGCAGCAGCTTTAACCTGCTTGGTGTAAGCCATCGCACGAGCAAGCGCCTTGGTGTAACGCGAAGACAGGGAGTCGTAGAGGTTATCCTCCATCGCTTCCTCAGTAATCGAGAAACCAAGAGCAATCGTCTCGTGGTTGTAGCGAGCCGTGTAAGCTTCCTGTGCCTGATCATACTGAATGGCATCGCCTTCAGACTTAACCGGGGCAGCCGAGAAACCCGACAGCTTCACCTCTTCTTCAAAAGAACGCTCGGAAGTCTCCGTCTCGAAGATTTCTTTGTGCTCTTCACCATATCGAGCGTACTCCATGCCGAACAAAGCGTTCAGGCCGGGGAGAAGCTCTTTCACCATTTGTGATCTTGAAATTGCCATGATCTAAGCTCCTTTAAGCGTCGCCAGCGCCAGTAGCGCTGCTAGGCTGATGACCGGCGTTGAACTTGACCAGAACTTCGGTGAACTCACCAGAGCCATTCTTAGTCTCTTCAACACCTTGGACAATGCGAAGCGGCAGGGTAGCCGTATCCGCAGTTGAGGCTTCATCAGCAGCCACGTACGACCGGCCAGTAATTGTGTTACCGACAGGGGACTGATCGTCCAGACCCACGTTATTGCCGACTTCCGACTGTGCAACGCTGCTCACATCGCCATTGCTGTCAGTAACAGCAACTTTGTAGAGAACATTGTTACCATCAATGACGAACGCCTTGATGTCGTCAGCCGTAACACCACCGGGGTAGTAGTTGCGGAGGGTTAGACCATAAACAGGATCGGTGTACTCGCAACCAACAAAAACACCAGTGTAACTAATGTTGTCACCTGCGGTAACACGGTCCACTAAACCATCGGTGCCGATAGCCACGAGGTCCCCGTTAAAAATCGCAGTCGCACTTCCCGACTCAATTTTATAGGCGCGACGAGCGCCGTTGTACGGAGAACCGTCGACCATCTTCACCGGCACGAGACCATAAAGGCCTGAAACGGTTGGATATGCCATGAGATTCATCTCCTAAAAGGAAAAAATTAAGGCTCTATGAGCCTCGCCCAAAACTAACTTTGGATTTGCGGTCCTGAAACAACGGCATCCGAGGATCATTCTCACGCATAAAGTTATTGTCGACTGATTCGACCTGAGCCACGGTGCTACGTCTATAGTAAGCATTACGTTGCTCGACCATTTCAGTCGGCATTTTACAAAGAATCAAACCACCATTTTCAACCAAACCTGAGCTAACCGCATCCTGATCAAGAGCAAGCATTAACTCCGGGTGGTCTTCTAGGCGGCAGGTTTCCCAACCTTCACGCGTTTTCCGAGAATAATTTGTCGGGTCGCTGACTCCAAGAGTCGACTTACGAATCCAACGGAACTCAACACCTTCTTGAGGGGCTGGTTCAGGCAACAGACTTGCAGGTGCCCACTGCTTCTTACGCGCAGTCGCTTCACGATTGTCATTCTCACGAGAAACTGGACGAGCTTCACGGGTACGAGTTGTATTAGCCATTGTTGTTCTCCAGTTTTTGTACTTCGCGAGCATAGGCTTCTGGGGTTATTCCCAGTTTTTTAGCCATCGCCACTTGCGACTGAGTTAGCACTACCCTTTTTCCCTTCGGAGTTCTTCCAGCAGGGGCGACAACGGTAGAGGGTTGCCGCTTTTTCCTTTTTGGAGGCTCGTTGTCATCTGAGGGTTGTGCGTCCTCAAAACGACTCGGAAAGACCTCACGCATGCGAGCGTCAATTCGCTCGTAATACTCGTCAGTAGAAGGCGGAATACCGTCTTTTACCAACTTCTGATGGACTCCCAGCGCAAAGCTAGTCATCTCATCATCTTCTCCAAACCACTTGTTACGAGTGCCCCAATCTGATGCTTTAGAATCGGGCTCTGGTGCAGTAACCTGTGGCCGTTGTTGACTATTATATACCTGTTGAGTTCTCTGCTGTAAAGCCTGATTTTGCTGAGCAGCGAGATTTTGGTTTGAGTAACGTGGAGACAGCAGGTTTACTTGCTCCGCTTGATACGTCGCTTTTGCTAGTTCCTGCTGCGCATCTGCTACTGCATCAGAGTCTCCTTGCTCATAGGCATCGCGGTACTTCCGCTTAGCCGCTTCAAGCTGCAGAGCAGCTCGCTGCTTGGCCTGATCAATCGCCCAGTTCTCACCGGAAGACAAATCATTTCGCAGCTTATCTCGTTCAGCTTGTAGTCGACGAGCATACTCAGTGGCCGCTTCATACTCACGGGCTGTCTGCTCTTTAGCGCGTCGCTCGTCATGCCAAGCTTTTTTGAGCTGGTCGATCCGCTGTTTTACTTTAGCGGAGTAGTCGTCTGCTGCATCCTGCTCAATTTCTTCCACTACCTCATCAGGCAATGGTTTACGATTTCGATCTTCAGGAGGCGTATCATCAACGATTTCCAACTCTAAATCGTCAGAGTCTTCTTCGGCTTTAGACGTACCATCCTCAGTATCAATCTCGACAGAGGTTTCATCCTCTTCTTTAAACTTGTTTTTCATTGCTGGCGGAACACCAGTGGCATCCGAACCAACAACAAACTCGGTATCGTCAAAATCGACGTCTTGTTTTTCTGGGGGCATTGCTTAACTCCTTAAATGCGGGAATATCCCGTTGGGTCTTCAACCACGGCTTCGACCGAATCATCATTGATGACGCGGAAAAACTCTCGGTCGTGGATTTTGAAACGCGTACCTGAGTAGGCACGGATGAGTACATAGTCACCAATTTGACAGTACGGGCCATTAGGAAACCGTTCTTTGTCTTGGTAAGCATCAGGGCCCATATCGACGACGCGAACGACCATCGTAGAGACCTCTTCACTTTTCAAAACACTATCAGGTTTAATAATGCCGCCTTCGGTTGCTTCCTTAATGTCAGGAATGGCGACTAAGATACGAAAGCCCGTAGGCTTTGGAATTTGCTGCTCAGTGAGCTGAGGTGCAGCCGCGTTGGCTGTAGTCATGTTAACTCCTAGTTATCGTTTGAAGTTTTTTCTGCTGCTTCGATTAAATCCAACACAAGCCGATCTGCCTGTGCTAGCCCTTTTAACACTCCTGTGTAGTGAGTGTACTGGTCGTATGACGTAGCCGCCCCTGAAGCGAGTGCATCAGTAATAGCGTCTATATCTTTACGAATCTCTTGGCGGAGATGTTCTCCGAATGTGCGAACCATCGTTTACTCCTGTCGAGGGTTGTTATTCATACGCTGAGCCGCTTGGCTTCTTTCAAGCTCAAGACGTTTCTCAGCAAGGCTGGCGCCAATCTTAACGCCGGTTTGCTCCAAATCAGCTTCGGCCTCAGCGACCTGCTGGCGGAGTTTAGTTCCAAGGGACGCTCCTGTCTGCTTCTCTTGGGATTCAATACGCGCAGCGTCAATCTCCATACCGCGCAGTTTAAGCTCGTAGTCCATCTTATCTTTCTGAATCTTGCGCTGCAGCTCGGCCCGTTCAAGCTCAAGCTCACGCTCCTGCATCTGGACAACTGGGTCTTGTGCTTTCTTAGCCGCTTCCTCGGCCTGCGCCATCTGCTGGGCTTTGCCAGTGACACGACCTGAAGCCTCAGCAACAAGCCGAGAAATCGCAAGCTCCTGCTCCTCGTCCAGACCCTTATCCTCATCAAAGGCAGGCAGCGGGACACCAAGCTCGGTCTCGACCCGACGGCGGTACTGCTCAGCAATGTGCTCGTTTATGTGCGCCATGCCTGCAGCAAGCTTCAACTTGCCTGCATCGCCTTCCATCTCGATCATCTTCATAATCTCAGGGTCTTGCGCGAACGCCATGTGCGCCTGAATGTGCGCCTCGTGGTCCTGATATGGGAACGCTTTTATGGGCTTGCCGTTGAGCAGCGCCATGTTCTCAGTCATCGGGTCCATCGGCTTAACGTCGTCCTCATCAGGAATTAACTCACTGGCATTCTTAATACCCAGCGTCTCGATCATCTGACGATGTAGTAAAGGCAGGTCGTAGAGCTGTGGTGCCTGCTGAGCCAACTGCATCGCCGCTTGGTACTGCACGATGCGCTGTGACATTGTCGAGGCGTTGGGATCAGAGACCGGAATAATGTTTGTCTTTAAGTAGTCCCGACGCCGAGCCATAAAGCCCTCGTCGCCTTCTGCATCGTAGTCGTACTCTTCAGGCGCCATGTCGATGACAATTGACTTGAGAATCTTAAACTCTGATTTCATCGCCGCGTGCATCCGCGCCTGCACCGCAGTCATGGTTTTTAACTGCCGCTCAAGAATAGCCAGTGTCGATCCAACTGGCGCATTAGGCTGCATATCGCCAACACTGATATCTGACATAGACGCAAAACGCCGTGCCTCTTCAACGATCTTATCGAGAAGCTGGGCTAATACTACCGAGGGCTCCTTATAGGGCAGCGGCATGATGTTATCTTTGATGTTGCCAGTCGGCACATCCACATCGCGGAACTCACCCGGAGCAATTGGCGTATCACCGCCACGTATACGAAGCCCCCGCGTACGGAAGCCGCCCGGCAGGTTAGACAACGTCCCCGCATCGACGAGCTGACGCATGATTGACGTAGCTCCCTTGGCAAAACCACCAATGAGGTGGATAAGGCCGAAACCATAGAAGCCAAAGCCGGGGATGTAGTTGTAGTGGGAGAAATGGATTTTCTTACGCTTTTTGTCATCCGTCTCCTCCCAGTTGCGATATACCGAGAGCACCTTGCCGCTGTCTTTGAGGATTGTCACCACGTAAGGCAGCTCAATGCCGGTCGGCTCACCAAACTTATCTAGGTCTTCAAACCCTTCAATATCTAACTCGCAGTGGACCTCAAGTAGTGTGTAGCGGTCATCGCGCGCGGCATCAAACCCACCAATTTCATTCTTGCGACGTGAGATGTCGTCTTCATCTGCTACGGGGTCACCGATATCGCATTCTTTATAAAACCCGCTGACCTGCATTTTGCGAACTTCGTTCTTAGTCCGTTTCATACGATGTGTGTATCGCTGTGCGCTCTGCAGGGTTGATGCGCCGTAGCTCACCACAAAGTCTTCTGCCGGGATAAACTGCGATACCGGGCGCTCTAATGACGGATCATAAAAGACTTTCTTAAACGCCGAGCCTGCAATAGGCAGGTTCCACAACAGCCGCTCATGCTCAGAGCGATAGTCTTCCATCTTCTCGGTGAGTAGGTAGTTCATATCCTCGCGCACGCGATGTGCTGCTTCTTCGCGATCACGGCTTGTCTCGCCTAGAATCTTAGTGCGTACCGGGCCTTGTGCCGGAAACATCTCCACAATACTTTCTGACTGAAACTTAACCACCGCTTCTGCGAGCATGGGGTGATACACGCCAAATGCCCCTTCCCACGGCTCAGAGCGATCCTCGATCTTAAGACCCAGCAGCTCAAGGCCGTCGTAGTATGTCTCTTCCCACTCAGCGCGGGACTCTAAGTCTGTCTCGTAGGCCTCAAGCATTTCATCAGCAATCGCTGCACACTGCGTCTCGTCCATAAACTCAGCAAGGTTGGCTGTGTGCGGAATCAGATCGCCTTCGTCGCCGGGCTCAATAGAGAGCAGCTCCTCGCCTGCAATGCTAACTTCTACGCTCTCAGGGTCCTCAATCTCAATCTCCAGCGGAACTTCGCCCTGTGAGAGTTCGCTAACCCCTTGCGGAGCACCGTATAGTGATTTTTCAATAGCCATGATTTACCCTAATAATAAGCCGCTCGCACGGGTTCAAATTCGTCGTCCTCGTCCCATCTGTCGTCGGGCAGGCTAATAAACCCGCCGTTTCTAAATCTCATCAGCGCCATCACGGTGCTGTCAACCAAGTCATCATTTGGCATCGCAGGAAACCCACAAACCTCGTCAACCACCTCTTCTGCCCACCGCCTTCCGACGGGATACCAAACAAATCCTGATGCGAACATATCAGAGACAGAGTTCAAACGCATAATTTTATCCCCCGTGCCTCTATGCGGAGTATACTCCTGCACCGGTATCCCTGCCCGCCTAAACTCTTGGTAAAGTTGCGAGCCAGCCGACTTTTTCTCCACCACGAACCAATCAGGCTCCCACTCCTTATACTGCTCATAGGAAAGGCGTTTTAACTCCGGGAACTCTAGGCGCTCTTTAATACTGTTGAGAAGTATTATATTTGCTTGTGATGCACCATTCTCGTCGTCTCGGTAAAATACGCCCCATGTAGTCAGGCCGGTGTAGTCAGCACGGTTGTTTTTTTCTGCCGCTGCGTCAAGGCTCATAATTACGTACTCACACGGCGGAGGCTGGTCTGCCTCCCACTCACACCACCACTCGCGCTTAACAATAGAGGCATCACGCGAGGTCGGGTCCTGCATGTACTGCGCTGACCACTGAAATGAGGGCATTGAGCTCTTAGTGCGCAACA